GTCCTGGGGGTGGCTAATATTTTAGCCACATGAGAGTGTTCAATCCATTAATAGATTGAACTCAGTAAAAACCTTCCAGTTTCTACTGAAACAATTACTTTCGTAATTGTCGACGGGTATGAAGTCCCAACGACTACTCCATCTACGTCTGATTCTGGCACGTCGGCAGGAAATCCTAAGACCGACAGAGCCATCCCTAATACTACCTGCAACGAAGGCCATAAGAAGTGCGGGTGGGTTTTCAAACCATCCACGCAACCTAGGCCTATTCCCTTCAGGGACGTCGACACGCACAAGATTAGGTATAATCTCCTTATACCGGTAAAGAATTCCACCGGTATTCGGATTATATATCTTCCTGTTAAGCATGGAATATGGAACCTTAACGCCATGCGAGTCATCCTCATCGAAAGGTATCGGTAACCACCGACACCTCTTTTTGAGAAAACTCACAAGGCGGGGCAACATAAAACCATGCCGTGCTGACCACCTGTTGAGACGGTTGATCGCAGAGTAGCAGTCGCATTCGTCACGGAGCCGCTTAATATAAACGGCCCTGACGTTGTAGCCACAATAATAATCGTGACCACACGACTCGCGAAAAAATCCTTCATTGAAGGATTTGCCCATGTTAACGCAAAATCCGGTAGCAGACAACATCTCGCAAACAAGGTTATAAGCCTTGCTCACGACGATGATGTCATCACCGAATACGGCAAAGTTGCCGTGCGAAGGCCCTCGAGGGTTCTGGATAGGAATATCCATAGCCCTGTAGGCCCCATAGACTAAAGCCGCGAAGAATATCGTCTGAAGTGGGAACGTAAAAGCATTTCCCATAGACGATATCATATGTAGTTCAAGGCATCGACCATCTGGAAGGATTGTCGACTTGCAGCGAGTACGATCAAGCCAACGAACTGCATCAGCTGGAAAGAACTCACTAACAAGAGCCCTGGACATCGAGTCTGAAGCACTAGTAAGATCGATAGTTCCGAAATTACCATTTTGGGACCCGATTCGAGCAAGCATTGCGTTCTTAGTTTGTTGAGTACGCAGGTCTATTCCTAGTACCTGACGTAACCGCCGTTCTAAGACGCTAGCTATACCCTTCTGAAACATCATATTCAGAAGGGGCTCGGTACATATAGTGCGGCTTATATCGCTGTACTTAGGGACAAATGACAGACGACTACTTTCTGCTATACCGTAACCCATTTTTGCGGACCGCAAAGCTTCAACGGCGGCCCACGTAGGATTATGAGATATAGCCTGCACGTAATACTTGTGCAGTAGTGATGTCGAAGCCGACATGTCGCTTAGGCCAAACTTCGAAAAGAAGTCTGTATTAGGCGAACCTATCGACGAACCCGGACCAACATTCAAACCACGTTCAATTTCTGGACGCGTAAGAATGAAATCGGAACCGTCCCAAGAAGCACGAGACGGACCGACAGGATAGAAGAAATCCCAAAGAAAAGCTTTCGCTTCTCCAAGGGCAATTCTAACCCAATCCGGTAATGTGGAAATTATACCAGGGTCGTAGGACTTGCAAGAGTCGTTTATTTGCATAAACTTCTCGAGCGCCTTTTCATCGGCGGAAGGATTGCTATCGGATGTACCAGCAAGGTACTTCTTAAGCAAGTTCTTCTTAAGATGAATTAGCGCAGCTTGCCTTTCCGAACACCCGGGATAAAGCTCCTCGGAGCCGTTAAATCCACAAGATGCGAGATCACTCTCAAGTATCGAAGCAAGATCACTAGCGTTAATGCGCATAGCAATAGCTCCAAGGTGACGATGAAATAAAGCAGAACAGACAACGTGTTCATGCTCAAGCTCCAGTCTGTTTGCGCCGCCGCTTACGTTTAGACAAAAGCCAGACAACCCCCGGTAAGAGGGCCATCAAAACTTTCGTAAAAATGTTTGCGGCGAGAAGATGCGTATCAGGTTGACTTTCGTCAACTTCGATAAGCACCTCATTTACCTTTTCAGGAAAACGAGGTCTCTTCTTGCAAACGGGCTTAGAGGATACCACTTACAACGGTGTCACCTGTACCAGCGGATTGCTGGTTAAGGGCACCGATATGAGCGGAAAGCATGGCACGAAGGTTTGCAGCGTCCGCCACATCGCTTCCGGCTGGGACCGTAATAATGGTCTTCACCATAGCGATTTGGTACGGCTGGGCAGCAAGCGGTAGAACACCCTTACGGGTGAGTACCGTGTACTGATTCATCGGAACGTCTTTCACCAGACCGGTAACGGGGTTCGGTTTTCCAAGTACCTTGAAAACCTTAGGCCGCGTGGCTGTAATGGTGAATGGAGCTGCTACGCTGTGTACGACCACGCCAGCTTGCGTTCCACCTAATGCTGACACGGCGACTTGCCTTCCGTTAATATCGGGGGCAATATCAGCCACGTGAGTATAGGTAGGAGACGTAAAACCGGTTTGGGCGCCGCCAGTGATAGGCGATGTGACCGCAATGGTCATTTCATGTTTCCTTTTGAAAAGAATTACAAGAGATGACAGCCTAGAGTCGGAAGTTCCGAGTTCTAAACTGCTGTGGGTGAAGACTAGACGAAACCTGCGCAAACAAGGCAAGCATATTAGTAAGCTTACCAAGTGACGTAGGTATACGAAGCTCAATTTGCGGTGTTGGAACTCCGCTAGGCGAGCGCGTAAACGTCTTATCTTCCTTAATTAACGGCGAGGATGACAAATTGTAGGTCCATTTCGAATAACTAGTAAGCCCAGACGTGTCCGGAATCGGGTTATAGATGGATTTAATCCACCTAATATCCGATTTGTTCACATATGTGCAATTGCTAGTGTTCGTCACTGTACCTTCAATGAAATCGCCAATAGTGGCGAAATAGTCAACTAGAAACGACCAAGGGAGAAGTTCCCACGCAGCAGGTATGAACTCTTCTGGCGTAAAGCCAAAACGAGCAAACCTATCCTGCACGGTCGTCGCTGCTAAAGCAGTAACACGGCCTCTGTAACGTACGACATGAGTTTGCTCGGTAACAGGTCTAAGTATATACCTAGACCAATGTTGTCCTTGCGCACCATAAACGTACATGTCAGGCTCACCATAACGATAGAAATCCTTGCCGGCACCAGTAATAGCAACACTCCTCGTTTTATCGATGAGCTTGTTATATGCTGATAGTCCGTCTCGGATATCATTCATTAAGGGAGTCCAACCAAAGGCCTGCTCTAGCCACAAGTTGCCAAGGTCTTTATACCAGTAGGGTTTCCCGGTACCGGGATCTTTTCCGGAACCTTTTCCACGACCTCGAGCGTTTTTTGAACGCTTGACGCCGTCGAGGTAATTCCCTACTAAGTCTTGAAGACCAGCGGCAGGCTTGCGAATCATCCGTAACGTTTCTCTTAATTCTCCGAGAAATACAGGACCTGAAACATGGACCTGTGCAGCTCGAATTTTCTTGAGAAAGTTATTGGATGCCCTCGCATCTGCATTATCGAAAGTAAAGTCGACCCAACCCTTCCAAGAATTGTTAGTATGGTAACCAGACCTAAAACCTTCCATTTGGAATTCCTTCCATCTGTACTGGTTCAAATCAGGGTCCCATGCCCAACGTTTCACGAAGAGTTTGTCGCCAGGCCAATCCACGGTGCGCCACGTTCCGGTTAGGTTCGTGGTTGCATTTTCACCTATGGCTATAACGTACTTCCAATTAGGTAACCTATTGCCGGTAATACTTCGGGTAATCTGTTCAGATGTAGAATAAACAGAGCCCGCTGTATATCCGTCGCTAGTATCACCTTTTTCGGAATAACGATACATTCCGTAGGCGTGCCTCGTCCTGGTGTATGACACTTTACCTCCGATAAGACTACCTGTGTTACGGGTAGAAAGTGAACTAAAGTTCACTGCAGAACTGCGGCGAATACGGCAAGTCATACTATGGAAAGTACGACCAGCTAATCGCGAGGCGGCTTTACAGCCGCCAACCGAAAGGCGCAGTAAACCCTCACAGCTAGGATCAACAGAGAACCCACACCCTTGCCATGCCCTCCCTTACGGGATCCATGGGCACTTAGGGGGCACAGGTCTCTGTTGATCTTTACACTCTAATAAGCCGAAGCTCCTCGAAAGAGAGGCGATAACGCCCAAATAGAGTAAGCCCTTACGGGCTGAAGCTG